AACTGCGTCAATTTGTTTAATTTCTGTGACGGCAGAGACAATATCGGGATCAACCAACTCCCTAACCAGCTTAGGGCTAATCTGAGCGCGGTCATAGTGCTGGACTTCTGCTATGAACTTTGTGCCTTGATACTTACCAACTCCCCGCGCGATCAGGTCAGCTTTCATTCTACGAGCTGTGGATTCAAGGGCTTTGATCTGCTGATCAATCGCACCCAATTCGTCAACAAGGGTATCAGCATTAAAAAAATCGTCTATTTGTTTAAGGGTTAATTCAGTTAGCATGGACTTCTCCTAAGTATTCAGTATTGGTTTCGATGTCATTAGCGCCCATTGGGTCAACTAATTCTTGGTTATACATATCCCACACCATCTCTTCAGCCTCTTCCCTACTACTAGCCTCGACTGTCACGCGGGTGTTGAACTTGGTATAAAGATCAAATTGATATTTCATGCTTTCTCCAATTCAATAATAATTTCTGCATCATCATCTTCACTTACATATTCGCGATACTCAGCCATTAGTTCTTTATCGGTCATGTTGTCATAACCTTTGAAACCAATGCGACAAAGCATCCAACGATATTCCGCATCGGTTTCCATAAAATCAAACATAGAGCCTGTGAGGTGCTCGATCATGGTTTCGCGATCAATCTTAATAATTTCAGTCATATTATTTCTCCAAGTGAATTACTAAATCAACTTTCATTTTATCTAGGTTGTTATCTACCAACCATAGAATCATCTCATCTACATTTTTAAAACTAATAGTGTGCGTCATATTATTCCCAATCATCAACTGAAACTGCAACTTGCTGGATATCACAATTAGGCTTGCGAGAACGGGCTATCTTAACCGCCTCTTTAGCACTACCAGCTTGGACTTCTTCCCAATAGTAATGGATCTCACCTTGTGGGCACAACTCAACAATATAGTAATTGCTCATACATACTCCTTAATTTCGTTATCAATCCATGTGCTAATCACTTCATCAATATCATCCGTCTCAGGTGTAATGATTCCGCTTTCAATAATCTGCTTTGCCAACTCAGCAATATGCCATCTGCTTTCTGCTCTTGGTGAATTGGATAGCACATCGCCAATTTGCCATGCTACTTCTATGGCTATTTCTAGGTGCGTGAAGTTTGTCATAAAACCTCCTTGACAGCTACTGAAAATGCGTTAGCATAAAACTCGAATGAGTCACATTCTTCCTCATCATTCTCAACTAAAACCTCAAGCCCATTATCTTTTTTCTCATAGACTTGAAATCTACCATTACTTAATTGATAGATACTAACACCTGATACAAATCGCTTTTCTGTTTTCATACTGTTTCCTTTGGTGGTGTATTAAAACTATTCTTGGTATTTACTCCGAATTCATCATAGGTATCATCTTCACCCAACTCAGGGCGATGATCATCATAGATTTGAAACTCATAGGCATACTCATCACTCGCGCCCGTTCCAACCATCTTAGCCATGCCAATACTATCAACAACTCTTTGGAGCGCATCGCCCAAAGCATCGGGATCATCAGCAGTGATGACTACTTCCAACTTCATGCCATTACCTCTTTTAAAAAACTGGTGGTTAATCATGCTATTTCCTTTCCTGATCTATCAGAATATTATTCCGCATACATTAAAACTTCTTGCTTGAACAACTCAATGGGATAATCTCCATTTATTAAATCTAACAGCAAATCTAAAAACGAATCAGCGTCCATGTTATCTGAGCCAATCCAATCTTTCAACATATCTTTGGTAATCATAATAATTCCTTTCTTGGTTAAACAACAATCACAGTATTGCAAACAATTTACAACTTTTATACTAGGGCAAACCCTAATTTGGTTTTCAATTTGAAACGCATTGAAAAATAACCCCCTCAATTTAGTTTCAAAATTCAATCGTATTGAAACATAACCCCCCTCTTCACATAAGTTAGGAAAAACCCTTAGACCTATGTAAGTAAGCACTCACTTACATAATAGGATAGTAAGCGCTTACTTACTTAGATCAGATTGCCTAAAATTTAGGCAAATCAATTCTAAGCGCATTTATAGGGCTTTAGAGCGCTTTGGCGCTGAAGTGATACCCAAGTATCAAGCAAGCCAAAATAATCGCGCCAAGCCCCTATAATCGAGCCATATTGTCAAAGAGCAAGCAAGCAAAAAGCCCTTGAGATCGCTCTCAATGGGCTCATATACGCGCCAAAACAAAAAGCCAATCACGGAGATTGGCTTTTTGGTTTAGGGCTTACGGGGCTCTAAGTATTGCGACAATGGGCGCAAATTATGTGATTACCCCATCTTTTATTGCGAGAGCAAATTGGGCATCTTAGTTCTTGAGTTGTCATATTGTGAGCCCTTTAAGCGATTGCAAGATCGGAGATGCGATTGAGCGATGGAAAACACTCACGCGCATAAGCATAATCGCTGATGCACTTGATGTAAGTATCCTCATCAATATCACCCCCAATACAAGCATAAGCAATATCAAAGAATGAATCCTCATTGTATCGATCAATAAAATCAAAAATTTGCCCGTATGTGATGTCACTTGCTTTGAAATATCCGATCATCTCGAACTCATCAAAAATGACATCGAGATCGTCATACATTCGCTCATCAGGATCGCGCGGATCGCGCTCTTTTATATTCCCAAGCCATTCCCCATCAAAATAATCAGCGCGAGAATCCCAATAAGCATGAGAATTATATTTATGGCTTTTGGGCGCGTATTGCACGGGCTTTTCTTTGGCTTGCGCTTTGGCATCTTTCGCGCTTTTATTGGGCTTTTTGCTTGCGCTCTTTGATGCGCTCCACGCGTAAGTATTTGAGAGCCATAATCCCGCCCAATAAACCCCCGCATCTTGATTGATCGTGACCATGCGCCCATCGTTATCCATCAGCACGAATTTATTTGATGCGCCAATATGCTCTCCGACAATTTGAGCGAATGATGGGTGCAAAAAGAAATCGGGATTATTCTCAAGCATTGGGCGCAAAAAATCGCGTATATAGTGCCAAGTATCGCTTTTGGTGATGTCTTTGGCATTACCCGTTGATAAAATGCCATTGTGCATGAGCCATAAATCGAGCCCATGCTCTTTTTGGTTTAGCACTTCGTAAGGGTGACAATTCTCAAGATCAAAATTGCCGTGAGTTCTCATTCGTAAATGGAAAGCGCAATTTTTGCCCTTGATATTGGCATGATAAAACTCAATAAAATCATGCGCTGATTTTGGGAGAATTTTCTTGATGACTAATTCCCCATTGATCTCGCTCATCACGCCCACGCCATCAGAATTGAATGAGTAAAAATCGGAGAGCCATTCGTTAGATAATACGGGGCTTGTTTTGGATTGGGTGACTAATAAACACATGGTAGATATCCTTTTAAGTGAGTTGATAAATTTAAACTTCGATTGCTGATGATGCTGATGATTCGATACGGGGATTGGCTTTAACGATTCCCGCTTTAGGCAAATTAAAGCCCTTATCGATAAGATACTTACGCAAAAAGCGCGTATCCTTGCGATTTTCAGGGCGCGATATAAACTCTAAAAAATTGGGTGTTGAGAGTTCATTCGAGCCCATGTCACGGGTAAAAAACCAAGTTGCATAAGTGAACTCTAAGCAAGCCATAATCGTATCGTATTTGAGAGTGCCCTTAAACAATCTAAATTCTATGGTTTTCTCATTCTGAAAATTGAGGGCTTCGTATCGATCAGAATTTAGGTTTTTAAGATAATCGCGCTTTGCTTGGTATCTCCGCGCATCTTTGAGCCAAGATTTATCGCTCTTTTTATCGCGCAATTTTGCGAATGAACTTGCATCTCTCCGCGCAATCGCTTTGATGAGATCGTGATTGGCATCATCATTGATAAAAAATACCATCTTAGCCCCATGCAAAACACTCATGTCCGATTTGCATATATGTATATGCAATCCGCAAGTTCGAGTATCGTGGGATTTTGCGCCCCTAAATGGGCTTTTAAAAAACTCTAATTGCTCCCTATGGACATCAAGCCCCGTATATCCCGTGACAATCTCAAAACCATAATCGAGAGAGCCATCACTCTCCGCGCAAGCATATAAATGCCCTTTATGATTGCCAATCGCATCGAGCAAAACTTCAGCGCGATCTGATCGTGAATAGTTGTCCTCATTGATCTCCATCTCTAATTCTAATCCTAGATATATGGGCTTTTTGCGCTGATCGAACTCACTAGGAATATGTCCCAATTTGCGCTTACTTGAGTGATAAGAGCCGATTGGGTAATCGTCCTCATTGTCCTCATCATCATAATCATCATCAGCATCATCAAAAGTGACATAAGTATCGCGTGATTCGCTATATGTATATCCATCGTTGATGCACGATTCGCAAATACATTGATCGTGATAAGCCCATTGAAAATTATTCTCAAAATCAATGCGATTGCAATCATCACATTCCCGAAAATAATCTCCAAACATATCTTCCAAAACTTCGCGTAAATCAAAAGTATTGCGAGCCCATCGGAATTGCGCCCCATTGATTATTTCAAGGGCTTCAGAATCATCATCAGTTGATTTGCATTGAGCCAATGATTCTCCCAATACTTTTAATTGAGTTCGCATCTCATTAAATCCCCGTGATGCAAATACATTCCTATTCCATCGATCAGATCGATATAAATACCCGCGAATATTGTCCTGCATATATAAGCGCATGGATTGAGCCCATGTATCATCGCGCAATTTATCCGTTGAATACTTCAGTAGATTGCTCATTCTGTTAAATCCTTTCAATAAGTGATTGCGAGAACTATTCCCGCTCCCCGATTGTAAGCGCATAAATATGACATTTTGGTGTCATTGATCTAGGTGTTTACCCTTGCTCCCCATTGTGGGATATTGGGGGAGATCGTGGGATTTATGGGGGAGCGATTGCCCGATTGATTGCGCTATTCGCGCCCCATCTTCAATGTGACCATCGCGCGCGCATTGAACTGTAAGCCCCCTATCGCGCCCATCGCGCCCATATTGGCATCACGGCAATATGAGAGCCCCATCTCATGCCCTCATCGCTTATGAGCCCTCTATGCCCGTGCACCAACTTGGTGCATTGGGGGAGAGCCCTTGATGGCTCGCGCCCACAATGTAAGTGAGCGCTCACTTCGCGCCCATATACCCATGATGGCAATATGGTTATTGATGTAAGTAAGCGCTTACTCACTTAGGGGTGCTTTTTATATTGCGATGCACCAAATTAGCAGACCCCCCTAGGTGGGTGGGAGGGCCCCACATAGATTGACAGCCCGTTTATTTTTTGTAGTTTGCACAAAACCTTTACCTGCAAAATTTTTTTTTGAAAAATTACAGGAAAAAGCATTTCATAATGTGGGAACCCTGACTACTGTTGCTTTAAGTATTGCTCGTAAGTCCTTGATAGTTCGTTGAGGGTGCGCTTGTAAGTCCTTGATTGTCACAGTAGTCATAGTAGTCACCCTTTATTCTTATTATTTTATTATTTTAAAAAAGAAAAAGATTTATCTTGGGGTAAAAGTGAAATAGACCCTGACTACTGTGACTACTATGACAATTTTTAGTTTATTTTTTGGATTGGGACGGAAATTGCTATAATTTTGCATTAGTTAGATTATGAGTAAATACGTATACCAAATCCAAGGTGCTCTAGAAAGCGAAGACGGTGTTCTTCGTGGCTTGAGGGTTTTGGTTTGCGACCTCTATAACTTCGATTCTGTTGATGTGCCCATCGCTGTATTGGATAAAGAAACCCGCGCGTACCTTAAATACCGCTTAATGGTGACTGAAGCCATCAATATCCAGCGATTGCCCATCAGAATCCAAAACAACATACGAGCGCCGTTAGGGCGCTGGCTGGACCGATGGGTCCTTGATAATTTCCATGGCGATTCTAGCGAACGAAAAAGTATTAACCCTTGATTATTGGAAGTATGCGCATACTTTGTCTGAAGGCGATTACGTCTTTAACCGTGAAGGCAAGCTAGTACGCATTAAACTCATCCAAAAATACCGAGCCAATGACTGCTATCAGGTTGTCTTTAACGACCATCTCACGGTTTCGGGTGACAAAAATCTACGTTTCCCCCTAGAAAATACTAAATACCGCAAACGCCTAAACGAATACAAAGGCAAACGCCAGTTTTTGCGCCCGTTAAAAGATACCAAGCTGGAAGACTTACTGACTGCCAGCCTTAGGAACAACAATAACCGTTTGGCTTTCTCGGTTCCATCTGCAAAACCCTTGGAACTACCGACCCAGACGTTGCCAGTTCCACCGTTTATCTTCGGGTTTTGGTTTTTTAATCGCCGTTCTACCAAAAAGTTAGCCGCGCCCCGTGGCAAATGGGAAGAAGTCGAGCGCCAGTTCAAAGAACATGGCTACAAGATTACGGTTGGCAAAAAGATTAACACTGGCGAGCGGGAGTTTTCTGTTTATCCGTCCATTGAGTCCCAACTCATGCCAGATATCCCGTGGCAGATCCCAAACAACTATCTGCTAGGATCAAACGAACAGCGTCTTGAGTTGTTGCGCGGAATATTACACGCAAAACATCGACAGTATTCTGTAAAGCGTGACCGATTTAGATTTACCTCACAGCATCAGCGCATTTTTAACCAAGTGCAGTTTCTTGTGGAATCACTCGGTCACAAAACAACCTGCATGTTTGATGAGACCAAAGAATATTACACAATATCATTCAAATCTAGGTTAAAATTACTAGATGAACAAGTATCACCACCACTAAAAGTGCACAACGACAGGCGGTATATAAAACAAATTGAACCCATGGGCGAACAGTTATGCGTCCACATTGAAACAGAAGGAGCTGATAATAGCTTCTTGGTAGGAGCCGGTTTTATTTCATGTCTTTAACAGCAAAACAAGAACTCGAACTGAAAAAGTTTGCCGCCGCACGACAGCATTGGCCCAAAGCCGAGCTTGATGCAGCCATCTGGCGCATCCGTTGGCACCTACAAGCACTACCACACCAAAAAGAACCAGAAGATGGAGAATATGACACGTTTCTTATGCTCGCGGGCCGGGGATCTGGCAAGACGCACACTGCTAGTCATTGGATTGGTATTAGGGCTTGGGTCTACAGCGGAACCCGCTGGCTTGTCACAGCTCCTACATCAAATGACATCCGAGCAACCTGCTTCGAAGGAGACTCCGGACTCCTCAACATCATCCCCAAGTCACTCATCAGGGACTACAACAAGTCCCTCTTCGAAATCACCCTTACCAACGGCTCCCTCATCCAAGGCATCCCCGCCTCAGAACCAGAACGGTACCGCGGTAAGCAATTCCATGGAGCATGGTTCGACGAGCTCTGCGCATTCGAATACCTCGACGACGCGTACGACGGTGTGCAGTTCACGTTGCGTCTTAGAGACCCACGGATCGAGCGCGTCCAACAAATTATCACCACAACACCTAAACCAAAAGAATTAATTGTCGACCTTGCCGAAGGTAAAATCGGTGGTGATGTGTACATGGTTAACGCTAGTTCGTATGATAACCGGCAAAACCTTTCTGAAACATTTTTCAAACAGCTAGAAACTTACGACGGCACTGACATTGGTCGTCAGGAGATCTATGGTGAGATCCTTGACCCCGAGCAGGCTGGTATCATCAAACGCAGACAGTTCCGCATGTGGCCAGCTGACAAGCCCACCCCTGACCTTGAGTATGTCATCGCGTCATACGACCCAGCTACCAGTGAAAAAACCACCAACGACCCAACGGCTTGCACAGTATGGGGTGTGTTTGAGACCACCGACATTGGTGTGGGCATCATACTCTTGGATGCTTGGGACGGGCACTTAGCTTACCCAGAGTTGCGCCGTAAAGTAATCGACGATTTTAAAGAAGTAGTCTATGGTGCGGATAATGACTTTGCTAAAGGACGTAAAGCAGACATGGTGCTGATGGAAGATAAGTCCGCTGGTATCTCATTGATCCAAGAGTTGCAGGGTTCTGGTATTGATGTGCGTGGTTATAACCCCGGTCGTGCCGATAAAGTGCAGCGTATCAACATTGTTGCGCCCCTAATTGCCAAAGGTAAAGTCTGGATACCAGAAGACCCCAAGATCAAAGGCGAGTTTGCAGACTGGGCTAAACGGTTCCTCAGGCAAGTGTGTTCGTTCCCAGAAGGCGGTGGTCATGATGACTATGTGGACTCTTTGTCACAAGCCCTGCGTGTTTTGCGCGACACCGGTTGGATTCAGCTTGATCCACTACCAGCGCGCGATTATTCCTATGCCGATGATGATTTCCGTAAACGATCTGCAAATCCTTATGCCCAGTAGGGCGGAAACCTTCGTTTATTTGCATTAGTATTAATAGGAACAATTTCCACCCAATTTTATAGAATCTATGGCAAATCCACAGTTAACCATCCAGCAAGGCGGCAATCTTCCCGGTTTAGACCGTGATGAGGATATTAAAGATGACGCTGAGCAAGAATCGCAAAAGGAAGAGTTTGAGCAAGAGCTCGGCTTAGATCCAGAAGATGTGGATCAAGAAGTCATCGAGTTAGATGATGGGTCGGTTGTTGTCAACTTCAAACCCAAAGAAGGTCCACAAAAGAATCCTGAGTTTTATGAAAACTTGGCAGAGACCTTTGATGAAGATGTTCTGATTACATTGGCTTACGAATATCTTGACTACATTGATGTAGACAAAGAAGCCCGTAAGCAACGCGATAAACAATACGAAGAAGGTCTACGCCGCACTGGATTAGGCAAAGACGCACCGGGTGGTGCAGTGTTTGATGGCGCATCCAAAGTGGTGCACCCTGTCATGGCAGAAGCCTGCGTTGACTTTGCTGCTTCTTCTGCAAAAGAATTATTACCCCCTGAAGGTTTGGTTAAGACCAACATCAAGGGCACTGCTGATTTAGAAAAACAAGATACTGCCAACCGTAAGGCGGACTTTTTAAACTGGCAGCTTACCGAACAGATTGCTGAATACCGCGATGAGATGGAGCAGTTGCTCACTCAGTTACCGCTTGGTGGTTCACAGTTCCTCAAATGGCGTTTTGATGAAGAACAAATGCGTCCTACTTGCGAGTGGGTACCAATTGATAACATCATTCTTCCATACTCCTCTACCAATTTCTACACATCACAACGCGTTACTGAAGTACAAGATATTACTGAAGACATTTATCTTCAGCGTATTGAGCAAGGTATTTACAAAGACATCGAGTCATTCACGACATCCGATGCACCGTTAACTGAACAGACTCGTTCTGAAGAAGCCAATAATAAAATCGAAGGCAAAGAAATGCCATCGAAGAATATTGACAATCTTCGTCGTGTTTATGAGATTACCTGCTTCTTGCGTTTGGAAGATGATGAAGAAACTGGTGGGCGCCGCGCCCCTTATATTCTCACCCTTGATGAGACAACCAGTAAGGTATTGGCTCTAAGACGAAATTGGGAATCAGGCGATGAGAAGCTCACAAAACTGGATTGGTATGTTGAATTCAAATTCATTCCTTGGCGTGGTGCTTACGCTATTGGTCTCCCCCATCTTATTGGCGGTTTGTCTGCTGCTCTCACTGGCGCTCTACGTGCTCTGCTTGACGCTGCTCATATCAACAACTCTCAGACATTACTTAAACTCAAAACTGGACGCGTGTCTGGACAGTCTGATAGGATTGAACCCACCCAAGTAGTTGAAGTTGAATCTGGCCCCGGTATTGACGATGTACGTAAGATCGCTATGCCAATGCCATTCAACCCACCTTCATCGGTGTTGTTTGATTTATTAGGTTGGTTAACTACCGCAGCTAAAGGTGTTGTTTCTACTTCTGAAGAGAAGATTGGTGAAGCCAATAACAACATGCCTGTTGGCACAGCCCAAGCGCTGATCGAACAAGGAGCCAAAGTATTCTCAGCTATCCATGCACGTTTGCATCGTAGCCAAGCTAAGTCATTAGAAATCGTATCTCGCATTAACCACTGGTACTTATCCGAAATGGATAACGAATCTGGTACGGAGATTGAGGTTCGTGATTTTGCTGAAAACAACGACATTCGTCCAGTATCAGATCCTAACATTTTTTCTGAGACACAACGTCTTGCACAAAGTCAGGCAATCTTGCAATTAGCCACACAAGCTAATGCAACAAGTCCCGGCACATTTGATATGCGCTCTGTTTATAACCGCATATTGAAACAAATGAAGGTACCGGACATTGAAGAGATTATGCCTAACCCAGAGGGCGCGAATGAATCTAACCCAGCATTAGAAAACGTTTCAATGACAATGGGTAGACCTGCTGCAGCTTACCCCGACCAAGATCACATTGCACACATTAAGGTACACCTTGAATATGCGAACAATCCTGCCTATGGTGGCAATCCCGTTATTGGGCCTGTTTTTGCTCCTCATGCTCTTGATCATATCAAACAGCATTTAACACTACATTACCTGCAGTCTATGCGCTCCTATGTGGCGCAGGCATCTGGTGGTCGTGATGTGCTTGAGTTGCATACTGAAAAACCATTAGATCTTGAAGCACAGCAAGCCTTGGCTTTGGCATCACAATTGGTAGACGAAGATTCCAAGCGCACAATGACACCGTATGTCCAGCAGATTGGTCAGTTGGCACAAAAAGTCGCACAGGCACAACAAGCTCAGCAACAAAATCAGCTTATGTCCGATCCAACCGCTGCGGCAATTGTTAAGACTCAAATGGCTGAGACTCAGCGTAAAACGCAAGAGTTCCAAAACAAACTACAACTAGATGTACAAAAAGCACAGCAAGAATATCAGGTTAAAGTGGCTGAGTTGCAACAACAAGTTCAAGAGTTACAAGCAAAATACAGCACCCAAACCAATATTGACAACCAGCGTAATGCTACCGATATTGCTATGGCAAACATCAACAATGCTGCTAAAGAACGCATTGCTATGATTACGGCTGGCGCTCAAATGAATCAAATGCAAGCTCAATTAGAAGCTGAGCAAGATGCATCAGCCAGAGATGCTATCATCGCGGCCGAACAAGATATTCGTGCCCATGGTTTAGCTGTGCAGCAACAAGCATTTGAGCAACAAGCGCAACAAGTCCAACAAGCTATTGAAGCACAAAACAAAATGGCTCAAGGACAACAGCAACTGCAACAAGATATGCAACAACATCAGCAACAGTTAGCTCAAGCAGATCAACAGCATCAACAACAATTAGCGCAAGCTGATCAGCAGCACCAGCAACAAGCACAACAGCAACAAGAGATGCAACAACAACCACCCACTGAGGAACAACAATAATGGCAAAAGATGAATTAGGTTTTCGTCAAACCTACAAACAAATGGGCAAGCAAAGCTCTGGCGGCGGTCCTGACGCTAAGTTAGACCAAGGCGATTCAGGTTCTCATCGTGACAACAACTGGAAGATTGGCGCATCACAAGCTAAGATGGCTAAGTCTTCTAAAGTTGGTCCAGATAAGAATCTAAACGAAATCGGCGGCGGAAACTTTTATTAGTAGCTTTTAGGGCGGAATGCCCCAAATGTTTGCATTAGTAAGAATATGAAGGACATTGTAAGTGAAATTATCGGTCGCGTACGCGCTGAGATAAAAATTCAAGCAGAAACCGTTTCTGCG